CTCGGAGCATTACACGCCTGAGACATTGATTCAGGTATCGGGCGCGATGAATGATGAGGGCTTGGACCCTCCTGCGCTGGACCCGACACTTGCTCCACCAATTCAACCGTCTCAGGCTGCGCCGAACACGACGCCTGGGATACCGCAGCAGGCGGCTCCTCCCTCTCTTCAACCTGCTGCGGCACCCATTGAAACTGCCGAACAGAAACAAGCCCGCAAACTGCAACTCTTGATGCAGGCGATTGGGCTGTTGCGGCAGGACAAGCTGCGTGGCTTCCGGATCGACATTGAAACCGATAGTACGGTGCAGGGTGACCAAGAGGCTGAGAAAGCCGCGCGTGTTGAGTTCTTGACCGCCTCGACAAAGTTCATTGAGGAGTCGGCCAAGATTACAATGATGGTCCCTGAGTTTGCACCATTGGCAGCCAAGATGCTGATGTTTGGTGTGAGGGGCTTCCGTGTAGGTCGTGACCTTGAAAGCGCATTGGAAGATTTCTGCGACAAAGCAGAGATGGATGCGAAGCAGAAGGCGACACAGCCACCGCAGCCTAGCCCTGAGCAAATCAAGGCCGATTCCGAGCGTGAGAAGGCTATGGCTGAGATTGAGCGCCAGAAGATCGAGAACGAAGGCGAACAGCGCAACGCCTTGATTGATTTGGAGTCCAAGAAGCTGGACGTTCAAATGAAACAGATGGAAATCCAGATCAAGCAAATGGAGCTTCACGGCAAGGGCATGGACCTACAGGCCGCAGGCGGTGGCGCTCAGGACATGTCCTCAATTTTCGACCTCACATCGAAGATCAAGGAAATCTCTCAGGCCGCAAAGATGATCCATACAGCATCGCTGCGTAATGCCGCGCCGAAGTCCATCAAGCGGGACAAGGACGGACGGGCCACGCACGTTGTCACTGATTTCCAAGAACCGCAGGACGAACCCGAACCGCAGGGGCAGGTCAATCTCGCAGAGCAGCTATCGAACGCAGCAAAACTGATCGAGGAAGCCTCGAAACATAACGCCAAACCCAAGCGCATTGTCCGTGGCGCAAATGGTCAGGCATCATCAATCGTCACGGAATAGGAGACAACAATGGCACTTTACTCGGTTAACAACCGTCTTGCTGGTACGCAGCAGGCACTTACTACCACGTTCAAATCGCAGATTGCTTTGACGGCGGCGACCGGCGCGGCAACGCTGAAGCGCGGATGGATTTACGAATTTGAAGTTGGCGCAGATGGCGCACCGAATGCAACGGATTGCGCGATTGTCTATGATTTCTCGCGTCAGACCGCAGCCGGTACGTCAACGAGTGCCACGCCGAACCCGCTCGATAGCGCGGATACGGCGGCTGGTCTTGTGGCGTCGGTGAATTTCACGGCCGAAGGCACGATCACGGCGGCATCGTCGCTTATGTCGCTGGCCCTCAATCAGCGCAATTCGCAACGCTGGATTGCCCGCGATGAAAAGAGCGCAATGATTATCCCGGCAACCAACTTGGCCGGTATTACGTCCCGCGCACTTTCGCCCACATATGCTTCGACGGTTCTGGTCACAGAGTTCTTCGCTGAATAATGCGTAACGCTCAGTGCTATACGATTGTCACTGGTCCGGGTCCGGGAACGGGCGAATGGGATATGTATTCGTGTGCCCATTGCAATGCGAAGCGGGTTGTCAAACCGATGTGTCCGCCAAGCGAAATGCCGGACCAGTGCCATTTGTGCAGTACGCCGCATAATCCCGCATTCATCTGCGAGAAATGCCGTGGCAAAGGCTGTACGCCTTTTGAGAAGCAACTAGACCAAATGGAAAAGGCAGATCGAAAGCGCCGCTTAGTCGCGCAATGGGTGTAAACCATGCGATGCGCGGTGGTTAATCTGCAAACCAACATTATTGAAAATATCATTATGGCGGACGCAACCAAAGATGTGCCGCCTAATGGTTATCGGTTGTTAAATTTGCCGGACAATTCGCAATTGGAAATTGGCATGGACCCCGACAAGCCAATCCCTATTCCTGATCCGCCCCCGTTTATTCCATTGGATGGCGCATGAGGATATTTCTCACATCCGGCACATCTTGGACGGTTCCGACAGACTGGAACCCGCAAAGCAACCAAATTGAGTGCATCGGGGCTGGAGGTGGTGCCGGTGGTAACGCGCCAAGTGCGGGCGCTGGGGCCGGTGGCGGCGGTGGTGCTTATTCTAGCACTTCAAACCTTAATATCTCTGCTGGATCAAGCATAACCTATGCCATCGGGGCCGCTGGTACGGCTGGAACATCAGGTAATCCGGGCGGCGCGGGTGGAGACACCTATTTTAACGGTGCGAGTATCGGCGCGTCATCGGTCGGAGCTAAGGGTGGTTCCGGCGGTGCATCAAACGGCGCTGGCGGCGCGGGTGGTGTCGCTGCATCTGGAACAGGAACAACCAAGAAAAACGGCGGGGCGGGGGGCGGTACATCTGGCCGATCATCTGGCGGCGGCGGTGGTGGTGCCGGTGGCGCAAATGGCGACGGCGGCGCGGGGGGTATTGGTACTACATCAGGCAAAGGCGCGGGCGGCGGCGGCGGTTCTGGCGGAGGAGGCTCTGGAACAGTAGGTGGCGCAGGCGGAAATCCGACAACTGCGAATGGTGGTGCGGGCGGTAATAATGCGGCTGGTGTGGGATCAGGATCGGGCGGCGTAGCCAATTCTTCTGCACCAACGGCGGGCACGAACGGCGGTGGTGGTGGTGGCGCTGGCTACAATGGTAGCGCCAATACGTTTCTAAACGGCGCTAGTGGCGGTGCTGGTTCTGATTACACCGCGCAAGATGGAACCACGGCGGGGCCGGGTGGTGGCGCTGGTGGCGGTGCACAAGGAAGTTCGGCGGTTGGTGTTGGTGGAACGGCAGGGAATTATGGCGGTGGAGGAGCGGGGCCGGGAGCGGGCGGCGGTCCAACAGCCTCAGGAACGGCAGGCGCTCAAGGCTTGATTGTTATTACTTACACGCCGCTTGGTAATTTTCAGCCTTGGTATCCGGGCGATTTCTCAACTGAGATTGTGATCTATGGCTAGGAAAAGGCTCCAATATCAAGCGCTATCCAATGTCATCCTGCCAATAGCGGCAGCGGCGACAACGCCAACTGCTTTAGCCTTTTCCGATTTCGGTCCCCCCAAATTTTCAACTACGTTTCGGGCCCATCAACAACAGTCGGTTATGTTCGAGATTGGGTTTTTAGGCCCAGCATCAACACCCGGCAGACTAGTATTCTCTGAATTTATTCCGCCGAAATTCTCGACGGCAGTTCCCGCACATCAACAGCCGTCTAATTTCTTCAAGGCGCTTCCGCCGCCTACGGTTATTCCGGTATTCACGGCATTTAGCCAGCCTCAATTCTCGCGGCTTACGCCTGTTTATGAGCAGCCTTCCCCGATATTTGAGCCTTTCGTTCCGCCGTCCTATGACGCGGGAACGCCGATCTTCTCGACGTTCGTTCATGTGCTTAGACCGCCGCTTCCGGTTGCGGTTAGCTTCCAGAACTTCGTCCACCTCACGCCGCCTGACTACCCGCCAATTCAGGAAAAGCAGGACGGCATATTCGTCAAAAAGAAACGCAAGCCGACTAAACGCGAACTAGACCCGTATGCTGAGGAAGCCGAAACCAAACGATTGCGCCGCGAGGCCATTCTGGATGCTTGGTATGGGCCGCCGGTCGAATATAAGCTCCCTGAGTTCAAACTTCCTGAGCAGCCCAAAGCGCCTCCTAGCCTTGGGGATTTGCCGTCCATCATGCTTGCAGCGCAGCAAAAACAGATTGCTGAGGAGAAGCGGCGGAAAATCCAGCAAGAGGAAGATGATCTTGAGAATATCTTGAAGGACATTTTGTGATGCAGCGTATGTGCAAAGTCTGTGGGAAATGGCACGACTTAGAGCAACCTTGGCCGGAAGCCTGTGAGCGGCATTTTGCCAAGTCCACAGCCCCGCATGTCATCTCGGATACTATGGACTACTTGAAGCACCACGGCACCGGCAGGATGATTGGCTCCAAGCGGGCCTTTTCGGCTGAAACGCGCCGCGCGGGCATGGTGGAAATGGGCAATGAGATGCCTAAGCCTCGGAAGCCTATTCCTTTGGACAAAGGCCAGCGCCGGGAGGAAATCCGCAAGGTTATTTACGAACTACGAAATGGGACGCGCCACTAGATATTGCTATTTAATCGGGAGACTAATACAACATGAGCATGGCAGAAGAATTAGCCGACACACACGCCGCCGAAAGCACCGATATTGGTGCGGTATCTGATGCTGGCGTTATCGGTCAGGAAGCCCCGCAGCGGGATATTCCAGAAAAACCTGAAAAACCCCTATCAATTCGCGAAGGCATCAAGGCGGCCCAGCGCGAGGTTGAGGCCCGCGCCCGCGATGAAAAGGGCAAATTCGCCAAGAAATCAGAGGAAGCGCCCCTAGCGGCAGCATCCGATAAGCCAATTCCTGAAGAAAAAAAGGAAATATCCCCAGCGTCATCAAAAAGCGTTGGAATACCTCCCGGCTTTTCTGCGGAAACCAAAGCATTTCTGGACACGTTGCCAGCCGATCACCCAATCAAAAGGGATTTGGAAAAGCGCGAGTCGGAAATCTCGACTGGATTCAAAACCAAGTCGGAAGAACTCAAACGATACCAAGACTTAGAGCAGGCTATCGCACCTTTCAGGCCATCCTTTCAGCGGGACGGGGCTAGAAGCGATGCGGAGGCTATTCGTAACCTTGCGACGTGGGCTGAGGCCATCAACAACCCTGCCACGCGCGTTCAAGCCGTTATGCAAATCGCTCAAAGGGCGGGTATTGATCTTCAATCATTGGCCCAAGGCAATTCTCAGGCATCACAGGGTCAAGAGCTACCTGAATACGTCCGTCCGATCTTGGATCAGTACGGCCAACTTACGCAGACCGTTCAATCTCTGGAATCGCGCCTTCAAGAGGCCGATCAGCAGAAGGTTGCGGAAACCCTCGCCAACTTCGCAAAAGACAAACCGCATTTCGAGAAGGTGCGTGTCCGCATGGGCCAGATGATGGCAGCGGGCATTGCTTCTCCGTCGAACCTAGATGACGCCTATCAGCAGGCGATCTGGGCCGATCCTGATTTGCGGGCGCAGCTTTTGAAAGAGCAGGACGAGGAGCGTCAGGCCGCATTCAAGAAAGCCGCATCCGAACAGTCCGCGAGGGCTAAGGCTGCGAGTGTATCACCGGCACCCAAAGGGCGCGTCGGCGCTCCGGTCGCTAATGGTCACGATAAGGGCGGTAGTGTCAGAGAGAGCATCTTGGCAGCTAGGAAAGAGCTTGAGGAGAGTCAGCGGGCCTAACCCATAGGGGTAGGCAATGGCCTTTCCAAATCTTTCTGAAATCGTAACGACCACGCTTCGTAACCGAACGGGCCAGCTTGCGGACAACATGAGCCGCAACAACGCTTTGCTTGCCCGCTTGTCCAAGCGTGGAAAGATCAAGACCTTTGGCGGTGGTCGTACCATCGTTCAAGAACTCAACTACGCCAATAACCAGACGTTCCAGTGGTACTCTGGTTATCAGGTTCTCAACATCGCACCTTCGCAGACGTTCTCTGCGGCGGAATATCCGATTCGTCAGTCTGCGGTTGCCGTTTCCATTTCCGGTCTGGAAGAACTCCAGAACTCCGGCGAGGAAGCAATCATTGACCTGCTCGAATCGCGTATCGAAAATGCCGAAGATACGTTCATGAACGGCATGTCTCAGGGCATCTACGGCGATGGCACTGTGACAGGTTCGGTCAACGGCCTTCAGTTGCTCGTATCGTCAAGCCCTTCATCGGGCATTGTCGGCGGCATTGATCGTGCCACGTGGACCTTCTGGCAGAACCAAGTCTATCAGGCGCTCACGACTGGCGGTGCAGCGGCGACTGCGGCGAATATCCAGAACTACATGGATACGCTGTGGCTGTCTCTGGTCCGTGGTCGCGATATGCCTGACCTGATCGTTGCCGATAACAACTTCTATAAGTTGTATTGGCAGTCGCTTCAGGCGATCCAGCGTATTGCTACGGAAAACGGTGCAGGTGAATTTGGCGCTCTGGGCTACCAGACACTCAAATACAACACCGCTGATGTGGTGCTGGACGGTGGTTTCCAGGGCTACTCAACCGATCCGTTCCCCGGTGAAACTTCGTCCAATCCTACGGGCCTCGGCGGTGCGCCTGCGAACACGATGTATATGCTCAACACCAAGTATATCCATTGGCGTCCGCATGCTCGTCGCAACATGGTCCCGCTTGATCCGGATCGTTTCTCGGTCAACCAGGATGCGATGGTCAAGCTCATGGGCTGGGCTGGCAACATGACTCTCAGCAACGCCTTCCTTCAGGGCGTTCTCGTCAACACCTAAAACTGAAAAGGAGTAACCGATATGGTTGCTTATGCTTCCCAAAGTATTGACGGAGTCGATGTAACCGGCACGTACAATATCTACAATCAGGCGGCGGCTCAGTCCGCCACCAACTCTCCGGATTATCCGGCGCTTCCGTTCAAACTCGGCACACAGATCGTGGCGACTGACGGTTCGCGCTGGATTTTCGCGGATACGACTACGACGATTACGCAGTATCAGTGCGTCATGATCAACAGCACTTTCCGCGCTGTTGCGATTGGCGGCGCTGGTGCTGCGACGGCTGTTCCTGAAGGTCTTGCAGGTCAGATCGGGTTCTATCAGAACTCGACTTCCCTCACGACAGGTCAGGCCGGTTGGTTCATGATTCAGGGCGTTCCCACTCTGTTGGTGGCGTCGGCTGGTATCAGTGTTCCGCTGTATAGCTCCGACACGGCAGGCGCTCTGACTGGTGCGACCAATACGGTTTCGCACTATCAGATTTCTGGCATCACGTGTGTAGTGACTGCATCGGGATCGACCGCATCGGCTACCTCTTGCGTTGCGAACTCTGTTTCGGTTCGCAAGCCGCTGGCCGGTTCGTAATGCTGATTTACGCCTCCTCAGGTTCGGAATACTTCTCCGTTCATGGGGAGGCGTTTATCGCGTCCGCAGAAAAGCATGGTCATCGGGTCAAGGTGGACTTGGTGGACGATTTTCCAGAATGGAAATCAAAACTTATCTGCAAAGAGGAACGCACGTTCAATTCGATGCTGCGAACGATGCGACTGCCTGAAATGCTGGATGATGACGATGTTCTAGTGTTGGACATTGATTCGATCATCAACAAACCGATTGAAATGCAGGATTGTGACTTGGCCTTGTTTTTCCGGCCTTGGATGCCTTCTGAATGGGTTGGGATGCAGGTGCTTATGACCGCATCCTATTGGACCAAACGAGCCAAGCCGTTTGCAGAGCGAGTGCGTGACCGATTGCTGTCTCAGGTCAATGAATGGGGCGACGATCAAGCAGCGGTCTGGCGCACGTTTCAGGAAATGGGGCATCTCTTTGCCATCCAGCCTTTGACGCAGGATTTTGTCTGCTATCACTTCGACCGTGATGCTCCGATCTGGACCTGTAAGGGGCCGACACGGAAACACTCTCCGATCTATCTTGAGCGGAGGGCGCAATATGCAGCTTGAGGAAATCCCAAAGATCAATTCGTTCGCTGTCATGGCTGACAACCGGCGCAATGAGAACGTGCGACGGAATTGCAAAACGATTGCCAAGCGTGTTCACGACGGCATCGAACCGCACGACTTGACCGCGCATTTGGTCTGCTATGGGCCGTCACTTAAAACGACATGGCCGCAGCTTATCGGCAAGTCAGACGTTTACTGCGTCGGGGCTTCGCATCAGTTCTTGCTGGATCATGGGATTGTCCCTTATGCGATGATTGATTGCGACCCTAGGGAACGCAATGTCAGGCAGATGGGCAAGCCGCATAAGGACGTTCGCTATTGGTTGGCGTCGTGTGTTGATCCTTCGTACATGACCAAGCTCCGAGACTACGATGTGGCGCTATGGCATATCCATAACGGCGAAGCATCGGCGCAGGCTGTCTGGGATATTGAACCGGACGCATGGCTTCTGATTGGTGGTGGTAGTGTTGGCCTTCGTGCAATCTCGCTGCTTTACGCGCGGGGCTATCGCAAGTTTTCGATTTACGGCATGGACAGTTCATATGCCGACAATGAGGAATATGCCGGGTCACATGTCCCTCAGAACAATAAAAGCATTATTGATGTGCGGTGTGGGGATCGCTGGTTCAAAAGCAATCCATCGCTGATTGATTATGCGCGACAGTTTTTAGACGACATGCGCCTATGGGAAGGCAGTTCCTTTGAGCTGCATGGCGATGGTCTGCTTCAGGAGATGTGCAAACATGCTTAAGATTTTCATTGGCTTTGATGACCGGCAGCCCGTTTCCTACAACGTGTTGCAGTATTCGATCATCAAGTATGCCAGTCAGCCGGTGAGCATTACGCCGCTCATTCTTGATACGTTGCCGATGAATCGCAGAGGTCTAACTCCGTTCACCTATTCGCGGTTCATCTGCCCGTATCTCTGCGGGTTTGAAGGCAAGTCCGTGTTCATGGATGCAGACATGATCCTTCGCGCGGATATTTGCGAATTGCTCAATTACAACATGGACAATATCGACGTTGCGCTCGTCAAAAACAAAATGAAATTCGAGTGGTCATCGTTGATGCTGTTCAACAATGAACGCTGCCGCAAATTGACGCCGCAGTTCATTGATGATGAATCGCATAACCCGCTCGGCATGGGCTGGGCCAAAGCCGTTGGCGAATTGCCTGCCGAATGGAACCATCTGGTAGGTTACGATGATCCAAGCCCGAACGCGAAACTTGTTCACTACACGCAGGGCGTTCCTGCATGGCGGGAAACTGCTGATTGCGAACATTCAATGGAATGGCGCACGACGATGCTTGCGATGACGCAGGCAAAACCTTGGACGGAAATCATGGGCAATTCGGTTCATGCCAAGCCCGTCCTTGAACGACTTAAGGTTGCTTAACGGGAGAATAAAGCATGTCCGATACCTACACCGCATTTGACCCTCTTAGCTATGACCAAGCTGCCGTCTCGCGACAAGGATGGGGGATGGCTTCGTCCGGCGCTAAGGAGGAACAGCTTATTGTTGCGTTCTATCCTCACGCTGTCCCGAACAAATTTAAGTCGGCACAGGAAGGCCGACCGATCAGCGAGACGCGCGACTACATCACAATCCAGCACCCCGGTGAAAACCTGAACAAGGTTGTTCGGGAAGCAACCGAACAAGACAAGCGCCGATTCCCCCGTCAGTGGCATATGTATCAGCAGGGCAAGAGCCAAGTGCCGGATGGTGTGCAGTTGAATCTGCTGTTCCCAACTCAGCCGCATATCGTTGAGATGCTTCGCGGGTACAACATTCACACAGTTGAGCAGCTTGCGAACCTTTCAGCGCATGGCATCGGCACAGTTGGCATGGGCTGTCAGGAATGGGTCAACGGTGCCAAGCGTTACATGGAACGCGCAGAGAAGGGCGTGGACCACCATAAGTTTGAAGCGGCCATTGCAGAGAAAGACCGCGAGATTGCAACCATGAAGCGGCAGATTGCCGAGCTTGCACAGTTGGTCAATCGCAATGTGGTTCAGGCCAATCCGCCAAATTTGCAGACGCATGATTTCCAGTCTGAAATGATTGGCAATGCCCATGCAAGCGCGACCGATTCCACGGCAATGACACAGCCGCCCGCTCAGTTCGTGCAAGACCTTTCTAACGAAGTTCATCCCTCGAAACGACTTGGACGCCCTCCGGGGTCCAAAAACAAACCTAAGGAGATTCCAAATGGCTAAGACTACTGATCTGACCGGCGTTGGCTTTGCGCCCGCTCAGGCCCAAGCGGTGGGTTATTCCTCGATTGCAATTACTGCTGCCGGTTCAAACTCTGCAACGGCAACCGTGTGCGACAATCAGAATAGCTTTTTCATTCTGACGGCGACGGGTACGGACGGCATTCGCATGAACTCGGCGGTGCCGCTGCTTCGTCCGATTGTTATCGCGAATACCTCCGGTTCTGATGGCAAGGTTTATCCGCCGACTGGTGGAACCGTTAATGGCGGTTCCACTGATGCGGGCGAAACGATTACATCTACGACCGTACAGATTTGGTATCGCTTTAGTTCGACTGGATGGGCGGCTGTCCTAGGAGCGTGATATGGCGCTGGACCTCATTTCCATCATACAGGCGGTAACGGCTGAGCTAGGATTGGTTCAGCCGACCGTTGCCATTGGGGCAACTGACTTGCAGACGCAGCAGTTGGTTGCCTTGGTCAATCGTGCGGGAGATGAGCTAAAGCGCGACCATAACTGGACGGCATTGCAGCAGTTGTTCACGCTTAATGTAGGGTCGCCATTAGAAACCACAGGCGATGTGACGGATCAATCTGCGGTCATCATGAACATTCCCGATACGTCTACAATCGTAGCGGGGACGTTCGTTGTATCGGGTGACAGCATTCCTGCTGCGGCACGTGTGTTGTCTGTAGATAGTCCAACGCAAGTCACAATGGACATGGTGTCAACGGGAACGGCACTCACCACGCCATTGACGTTTGCGAAAGATACCTATCCTGAGCCTTCTTACTTTGATCGGTTCATCAACGGAACATCGTGGGATCGGACAAACAGATGGCAACTACTTGGCCCTGATTCTCCGCAGTTAGATGAATTTCATCGTTCAGGAATTGTAACGACTGGGCCGCGACGGCATTTCCGTCAGGTTGGTTCGTTATCTGCTGGCACGTATCGGCTATGGCCTCCTCCTCAGGCGGTGGACACTCCGTTTCAGATCGCGTGGGAATATATCACGCTGGCATGGTGTCAGAGCGCAACGGGCACTCTTCAAACTTCAATGGTTGCGGATACTGACGTACCGCTGCTCGATAGCCAAGCCCTCGTCTTAGGAACCAAGTGGCGTTTCTTGCAGGCCAAGGGCATCCCAACCGCTGCATCAATGCAGACCGAATATCTTGATTATGTTTCGCAGCTAATAGCACGCGATGGTGGCGCACCCACACTCACGATGGGCAAGCGCTATAATCCGTATTTGATCGGTACGTGGCAAGTTCAAGACGGTTTTTACCCGGCAGGATCAGGAAGCACATAATGGACAAGGGTTATCATCAAGCACTTATCCAAGCTCTGATGAATGGCAATGGTGGAAATCAGCCGACGCCGGATCAGGTCAACACGGCTGCAAACCCGACAATGAATCAGTTCTTGTCGGGGATGCCTGCGATGCCCACGCAGCAAGGACAGACCGTTGCTGGATTGTCTCCGTTCTCGCCGCAGCCTCTTGCAAATCAACCGGCAATCGGACGGGGCTATTGAGTGAGGGCAACGCTACGCATCTCTAATGATTGGATGGCGGGCACTGGAAAGTCCACGCCCATGTCCATTCCTGCTTCGATCAAGGGGTGGGATCAGATTTCCTCGCTTGCTTCGATGCCTGCCGATCATGCGGTGCAGTTGGATAATTGGATACCGCGTCCAGGTTATCTTGAGATTCGCCGTGGCTCTACTGCTTGGGCGACAGGCGTAGGGACCGCATCAACTCCCGTTCAAACTGTGATGGCCTACACGGCTCCGGTTGGGACCAATTCCAAGCTGTTCGCGGTAGGGGGTGGGACGATTTACGACGTGACGGCTGGCGGTGTGGCTGTTGCTACGACTGTTACGGGCCTTTCTTCGTCTCGGATGCAGTATTGCAATTTCACCAATGCATCGGGAACATCTTATCTCATTTGCTGCAATGGTGTGGACACGCCGCAAATCTACAATGGCACAGTCTGGGCCGCTCTGAATGTCACAGGGCTAACGCTAGGCGATATTGTCGCGGTGAACGCATGGAAGGGCCGTTTGTGGTTCACCATGATAAATTCCACCAAATCCTACTACATGGCGATTGGAGCTATCTCAGGAGCGGCGACGGTATTCGATCTTGGTTCGTTCATGACGCGGGGAGGCTTCCTTGAGTGCATCGGAACGTGGACGCAGGACTCCAAGCAGACCGTTGACGAATATTTGGCGTTCATCACATCGCGCGGTCAGGTCATTGTTTACCAAGGCACAGACCCTTCTACGGCAAACACGTTCGCTCTTGTGGGATTATACGATATTGGCGCTCCTATTGGCAGGCGTTGCTTTCTTCGTATCGCTGGCAATCTTTGGGTTATTTGCGTCGATGGCATTTTGCCAATGTCTGAGATGCTCACGCTGGATCGCGCTGCGGCTGCAAAGGTTGCCCCTACCACAATGATCCAGAACGCCATGATGGCGTCGGCACGTGCGTATTCGGCTAATTTCGGCTGGCAGATGATTGAATACGCCAAGGGACAGTTAGCAATTCTCAACATTCCTCAGGTCGAAAACAATACCTCCGTTCAATACGTCATGAACACCTTGACCGGCGCGTGGTGTCAGTTCGTCGGCATGTCCGCAAATTGCTGGGAGGTCTTGAATGACGTTCCGTATTGGGGCGGAAACGATGGGACCGTATGGCAATGGGATAATGGTTCGGGTGACGGTAACAACGCCATCACAGCCACGGTTCAAACGGCTTTCAATTATTTCGGGTCACGAGGTCATCTGAAACGCTGGACGATGGTTCGTCCGATCATCACCACGGACGGTACTGTAACTCCTGGCGTCGGCCTCAATATCGACTTCGGTACGGGTGCGCCGATTTCCATCCCGTCCGTTTCAACGTCAGGCGGTGCGCTGTGGGACGTAGCCCTGTGGGATCAGGCTGTATGGCCAATCAATTCCGCTATCTCGGCAAATTGGACGACGATTGAGGGCATAGGCCAGTGCGCTTCGATCATTACCAAGGTTGCGACGGTCAGCAACGGGACGGCGAACGGTGTCACGCTTCAATTGAATAGTTGGGATTTAATTGCCGAACCCGGAAAGGCTTTCTTCTGATGAAAGTCCTAGTCACCGGCAATGACCGCATGGTTGAGGAATGGGCCTTTGCCAAATTTGGCGTAGCCCCGTTGGGCTGCAATCTGGCCGTTGGGATTGTGGAAAATAATCAATTAATCGGGGCTGCGTTTTTCCACGCCCATAATGGACCAGATGTAGAGATTTCGTACTATGGTCCTAGGACTATGACGCTAGATGTAGTAAAGGGGTTGGCTAGGATTGCGGTCGATCATTTGGGGGTTTCGAGGGTTACGGCAAGGGCAGCAGCCACGCCAGAACACAAGAAAATCCGCAAGGGATTTGCCAAAATCGGGTTTGAATACGAGGGAACCCGCAAGTGTGGGTACTCTAATTCTAAAGATGCGGTCATGTACGGGCTTTACGGGAGGAAGCTCGCGAGATTGGCAGGGAGAACGCTGCAATGAGCTTTGGCGATAAACCAACCCCTCCCGATCCGACAGCGACAGCGGCGGCGCAGACCAACTACAACACCCAAGCGGCCAAAACGCAGAACGCGGTCAATTCCTATGCCCAGAGCGGTCCGCTTGGTAATGTCAATTACGTTCCCGACTCAAATAGCCCGTCCGGTTATCGCATTGTTACGAGCGCGGGCGAGACGGGTCAGCCGTTAATCGGGGCAGCGACCTCGCTGGCGAACAATTCAGCGGGCATGTATTCGAGTCCGTTCGACAGCAACGCTGCATCTTTGGCGACTGCGAACAAACTCAATCAGTGGCAGCAGCAATATCATCAGCCGATCTTCAACCAGCAGCAGTCCAATCTGGACGCGCAGTTGCGGAATCAGGGCATCCAGCCGGGGACAGAGGCTTGGAATAACGCTCAGAATCTCTTGCAGAGAAATCAAGGTGACGTAACTAACCAATACCTCACCCAGAATCAGGCACAGGCTTACGGGCAGGCGGTGCAGGACTATCAGCGTCCATTGCAGACGGTGGGTAGCCTGCTTTCGACTGCCGCACCGCAAGGGTTCCAAGGCACTCCGAACGCATCAATTCAGCCTGCGAATTATGCCGGATTGGCGCAGCAGAACTATCAGGCTCAGTTGCAGGACTATCAGAACAACTGGAACAACATCGCCAAGCTAGGCGTGGCAGGCATTGGCCTTGCGGCGGCTCCATTTACGGGCGGCACATCGTTGCTCGGCACGCTTGGAGGCGGTGTCGGCAGTCTGTTCGGTTCGTCGCCTACGGCAGGCTACGGCAATTTCGGGCAATACTCTCCCTATAGCCCCATGAACGCTTGAGGATCACATGGCATTAGGTGATTTCTTTCAGGATAGCCCGAATTACGTAAACCCGGATTACGCTACGGATGCGCAGCGCAAGCAGTTGCGCGCCTACTCTGAAATGCTGATGAAGCGCTCTAGCGGGGACATTACTCGTCCGGCTGGTGCGTTTGCGAACATCATTGATGCTCTGACGGGCCGCCTTGAGATGAACCGGGCGGGCAATCTTGAACAGCAGGCATTGGCCCATTCAAACGACCAGAACGCGGCTCTAATTGCGGCCTTACAGGGCAATCAGCAGCCCCAGACGACCCCGCCGGTTGGTCCTATGGGATCGGTAGGTGATTCGATGGTCCCGACGCCTACGGCTCCCACAAACGCCCCTAGGGCTGAAGTCCAATCGTCTCCGAAGGTCTGGGGCGATAAGGAAGCCGAGGCGGCTGGACTGTATGAACCTACGACTAAAGTAGCATCACTAGGTCCGGCAGGGGGCGGGGGCGCACCTGTTGGATCGCAGGAGCAGCCTTCAGTTCTCCCGACTGCTGGCGCTCCTGCGTCTCCCAATCAGCGTGTGGCCCAAGCGTTCGATCCTAAATTGTTGGCTGGGATGTTGACCAACCAAATGACGCCGCCTGAAAGCCGCGCCTTGATCGGTCAATTGATCGGCCAAAAGCAGGGTCAGGACGTTTACGGCAACCCGACGCGCGAAGGCATCGTTGGCGGTGTTCAAGCGTTGCCGGTTGGCAAAGGCGTTACTCCGGGCTTCCGCAGCGAGACGAGCATTTCGCCAACTGGTATTTCGGGGACGGTTGTCAATCCTGCTGCAAATGCTCAACCTGGCATTCAGACGGGTGGAGGTATTGGTGGTGCTATGAACACCATGAACACGCTGGCGAACAACGCCGCGCGTTCGGGTGCCATTAACGAGTTCCAGAAACAGGATTTGGCTGCGGCTAACAATGCGCCGACAATCAAGCGCGTTGCGGGAATCATGTTGGATGATTTGCGGTCGCATGGCGACAAGATGACATTTGGGCCTACTGCGGAATGGTCAAACAACATCAGAAAAGTCGCGGCGAATTATGCTCCCGGTCTGATGAAAGACCAACTTGAATCAATCGCGTCTGCCGATTCGTTCGACAAAATGAGCGCACAGCTAACGAGCCTTTTGGCGAATGGCGGTGGAACGGATGCGCAATTGTTTAACAACATGCGCTCGGTTCCGGGTTCGCACAATTCAAAGGAAGGCGCGGAAGCTCTCCTCAAGATGACCTTGCAGGTTGCCGATCAGCAACAGGCGTTGCAACAGTTCACGGCAAAGGCCACGACGCCGCAGGAATATCAGGACTTGAAAACCGAGTTCTATAAACGCAATCCGATCATTAACCCAATCACGAATAACCCGATTGCTCAGGACTTGCAGGGGCAGCGCAAAGCCATGCAGGGGGGCACTCCTCGCGTCAATTCGATTGAGGAAGCTCGAAAGCTAAAATCTGGAACGCGGTTTATTGACCCTAACGGCGTTGAAAGAATCGCGCCATGAGTGAATGGGATGCCTTCCCGGCAGCACCAAAAGACAAGTCTGAATGGGACGCATTTCCTGCGGCTCCAGATGTAACCACTGACGTTGTTAATAGCGTTGCCGTTGCTCCTGCCAAGGTCGGCATTGGAATGGTGGGAGCTATTCCTGCGTTGTCTAGTGCGATGCACAGCGGCGCAAACAAATATCTGTTTGATCCGCTATTCAATGCGATCAGCGGGCCTCCAAAAACGCCAAGGCATCAGCCATTCGATATTAACCAGACAATTGAGCAAGGCTTAGGATCGGTCAGCAATAAACTGTATGAACCTAAAACAGATCAAGGCCGCTATGCAGGCGCGGCGGCGGAAGGCGTAACTGGCGCATTTCTTGGCCCCGGTGGGGCTGCCATGAAAGTCGCTCAGGGCATCGGCAGCGGCTTAGGCTCCGAAGCAATGGCCGACTATTTCAAGGGCACCGCTCTTGAGCCTTATATGCGTTTCGTTGGTGGTGTTGGTGGCGGTCTAGCCACTGGAGCAACTGGCAAGGGCGTTGAACTTCTACGCAACAAAAATGCGGCTATCACGGCTGGGCAAGATATTGGCGACGTTATCGGAGGCGGTGCGGTCAAAGGTAGCGCGGTCAACCGCGTTGCACAGAATGTTGCGGATGCAGAACTAACACCTGCTCAGGTGCAGGCTACAGTTCAGCAGCTTGGTCCTAGGACGATGGTTGCCGATCTTGACCATCAGTTGCAAGCCCGCGCTGATATGATGGCGCAACACAGCGGCAAAGCACAGAATACGATCTATAAGCCGATTGTAGAACGTACCGAAGGCGCATCCAATCGCATTAATGACGTTCTCGACAATCACATGGGGCCGTCACGCGACGTTGTTCAACTTCAAAACGCTTTAGATGATTTCAGCAAAACTCACATCTCGCCAGCGTATCAGGCGCTAGAACAACGCTTCCCTGTTGTTAATGACGTTCGCTTGCAAGAATTAGCGCAGCGTCCGGCTATCGCAGAGGCAATGCGACGGGCTGAAGGCGTAGCTGCGAACTATGGCGAACAAATCAGCGGCGCATCCCCTTCAATCAAATATTGGGATTACGTCAAGAAATCTATGGACCAGCGCATTAACGGAATGATGCGTTCAGGCATGGACGATCTTTCAAGCGCACAGAAGGCCGACCTTGGCGGTCTTATCAATGCAAAGCAGGCATTGGTGCAGCATCTCGATAACGTGACAGGCGGGGAATATGCTCAGGCTCGAAAACTCGCAACCACTAAGCCTGCGATGGAAGATGCGCTGGAATTTGGCCGTGGGATTTTTTCAAACAAACTTCTCCCTGAACAAGTTTCCTCGCACTTCAACGATCTTAGTCTTGCCGAACAAGAAATGGTCCGAACCGGAGCAAGGCGAGAAATCGAACGAGCGGTCAATACGCCGGGAGATGAGGGACGGAAATTACGAAGCCTTCTTTCTGGCGGCAACAATCGACAAAAGTTTGAAGCCATCCTTGGGCCAAAGGCAACGGACGATATTTTCAACACGGTTGCATCCGAAAATCAGTTCCAAGAGCTTGCGAACAAAATCCATAACAGCCGGACGGCTACCCGCATTGAAGGGATGAGGGATACGCAAGCGCCAACGATGGACCACGGTTCTACGTTGTATGGGGCGCTGACTTCTATCCCGCGTCATGGTGTGAACTACGCTCTTGAGCAGGGCATGGCAAATACACGCAATGACATAAGCCGCATTTTGACGGCCAAAGGCAACCAGATTGATCCGACCATTAGGATGCTGTTGGATTACAATGCCCAAAAGGCCGCGAATGCATCGGCACCGGCAGGCCAGCAAGCAGCGGCGGTTATCCGTGCGCTTATCGCAGGAGACCTAGCACATCAATGATAACGCAGATAACCACAAATGAGACGACCCAAACCATAGGAATCTCCAATGCCGTTTAATGGAAGCGGGACGTTTAGCATTGTCAATACTTTCGTACCCAACACTACTATCCTAAGTAGTGCGGTCAATGCGAACTTCACAGATATAGCCACAGGATTGTCGGATTGCTTAACGCGCGACAATCAAGCGGGCATGACGGCTGTTTTCCGCGCGGTGTCGGGGTCTGTCTCGGCTCCGGGCAGTACGTTCAATTCGGATACGACGAGCGGGCTTTATCTATCTGCAACGGGTATTCCGGGTTTTGTCGCACATTCGCTCGGCATGTTGCTTAACACCATGAACTACGTGGCTACATCTGCAACGGTGTCTGCGGGCGGTTCTGGATATGCCGTAGGCGATACGATCACGGCAACGGGTGGAACGGCGGTTGTTCAGCCTGTGTTCCAAGTCGCTACGTTGTCTGGTTCTGCTGTGGCGACAGTTACCGTTGCGTTCCCCGGTTCGTATTCTGCCAAGCCATCCAATCCAGTCGCGCAAGGTTCTACGTCAGGATCGGGAACGGGCTGCACGCTCACTGTAACCTATAATGATCCAACAAGCTCTGACTATCGCGCCATCTTTACCGATCAGGCAGCGGCGGTGATTTGGCCGAAGCTCGGCGCATCGTCGTTCATGTCAACACTTATGTCGAAGGCTACGGCATACGATGTGTTGAAGGTGCTTGCTCAAGCTGGTACGGGCATCACATTCGATAGCACGACTTCACCTGCTACGATTTCCGCGCCTTCGGTCCCGTATCAGGGCGGATTCAAAAACCTTTCCATCAAGGTCGCGACCAATACCACTGTGGCAGTTGCGGCGGATGCTGTGATTGTCTCGAATGGTTCGGGGCTGTATCTCAACGTCGCCCCTGCATCGACAATCAATCTCGGCACCAATGGTGGTGTGAACGCACTCGACACCGGCACGATTGCGATTGATACATGGTATTTCATTTGGGTGGTTGCAAAATCTGACGGCACCACGGCTTGCCTTGCATCCACAAGCTCAACCGCCCCGACAATGCCAAGCGGCTACACCTACAAGGCCCGCATCGGTGCTGTGAAAACCATCCACGGTTCTGCAACGCTCTATGGCACATGGCAGCTTGGCCGACGCGCTCAATATGTGGTTGGCCTCGCGCAAACATCGGCAGGTGTTTCAATCGGTACATCTTCTGGAACTTCGCAAACCGCAATCACTGTTAACGGCGGCAATGTGCAGCAATCTTTCGTGCCTTCCACCGCGTCAGAAATTTTTGCGACGATTGAGAATAACAACACAAGCGGATTTTCCGGGCTATCTCCGAACTCATCTTACGGCGTTCCGGGAAGTTCTACACCTCCCGTAATTTTAGGCGTTCCCAGCGTGTCCACCGGGGGTCTGGCAAGTGGCAGTTTCATTTTAGAAAGTGCCTCAGTGTATGCCTATGCGGCGGCAGGCACCACTACGGTGTATATCAACGGATGGACGGACAACATATGATCCCGGATATTACTCCCGCCATCATCCGAACGCTTTGGCCGCGTGCGCCGCAAGCAACATGCGATGCCATTTCCAATACATGTCACGATGTATTCACGGAGGAAGGGTTTTCGGATTCATTACAGGTTGCGCATTTCATGGCGCAGATTTCCCATGAGTGCGGAGCCGGGACCATCGTTCGCGAGAACATGAATTATTCCTACAATCGCTTGCTGGAAATCTTCGGCGTTGGGCATCACTCGGCAAAGGTCACGCCTGAGGAAGCGCAAGCCTTGGCCGGTCATCCGATGCAGATTGCAGAGCGGGTTTATGGTCTAGGCAATCCGTCGAAGGCTAAGGAGCTTGGCAATACGCAACCAGGCGATGGCTATAAATACCGTGGCAACGGGATGCTCCAGCTAACGGGCCGTGGTTCGCACAAGCGCATCGGAGATATGATCGGGGTGGACCTTGAGGCCAATCCTGAACAGCTTGAGAATCCGGCCATTTCGTTCAAGGTCGCGGCTGCGGAATTTGTGGCCCTGAATTGCCTGCCTGCTGCCGAACAAGACAACATCGCTTTAGTAACCCGTCGCGTGAATGGCGGTTCAAACGGCCTAGCAGAGCGTACTGTGTGGCTCCGTAAGTGGAAGCGGGCTTTGGACGGCGTGGAGGAACCCGCATGGAAGCCCCGCGCTGCCGATCCGGAACCAGCCAAATTGAGCCTTGCGGACCAGATTATCGAAAAGGGTGGTCCTGCGGTTGCGGTGGTGACGCCGGTTGTCTCGGCTGTATCGGATTGGAAGATTGCGGCGGTGATCTGCGGGTCTGCCGTGGTTGGGCTTGTGGCGGTCATTGTCGCCAAGCGAACGGGGGCTATGGCATGAGTGCAATCATTGCTTTCATTTTAAGCCCTATCGGGCGGTACGTTGCGGGCGCTGCAATCATTCTCACGATGTTTGGGGGTACTTATGTCAAAGGCCGATTCGACGGGAAATATGCCTACAAAGCCAAGATTGAGCGAGAAATCGCGGACGCGGTTAAAAAGGGCGATGACGGTCGGGCTTCTGCTCTCAAGCAGTTGGACTCTAGCGGCGTGCCAGACGGATGGTTCCGGGACTGAATCGGTGACATGCAAGACCATGCAATTTGTGTACCTATCTCACAAGGACACCCCGCAGACCATCCGGCAAGTGACCGGGAACAATGGCGCATGGGTATCGTTGTGCGGCAGTCCGCCTCCGTTCAAGCGATGACGGAAGCCAGTGGAATGCGACAGACCCACATGGATGTTGATAAAAACTGGCACGTAAAAAAGGAAATCCCTATTTCCACGGTGGCCATGTTCGCCGTTCAGTTGGTGTCCATCGTTTGGCTTGTCGCAACACTCAATAACCGCGTCGATAACATCGAACAAAAGGCCGCTGCATTTGCTCCGTCAATGGAACGGATCATTAAGCTAGAAGCCAAGGTCGAGAACGTGCAGGACGGCATTGCAGAGATTAAGGGGATTCTCCGCAATACCACCACCACACCTAATAAGCGGACTGAAATACCGCACTAGTTCAACGGCTCCCGCGTCAGGAACGTAGGAGCATGCTGGCGCAGAACGTCCTCAATCTCCCCTGAGGTCCGTTCCACATCGACGTTAGGGATAGCCGGTGGGGCGTATGGATCACCATTCTTACGGGCCTCAATACCCCGCTTCAGGACGGCCAGAACAAGCCTTCCAACGTCCTCAAGTGAGGTCTTATAGGAAATCTGTTCCCGAACGGCCTCGGCCTCAATGGCCTTGCAATGGTTAAGGTCGCGGGTCAGATCGTCCACCCTGCGGGCATATGCCTCCACATCGGCTTGCGCGGCCCGTAGGGCGTCTCTCGTAACCATAAGCTCTTGGCGCAGGGTGTCCCAATGCTTCGCTCCATCCTCCCTAGGATCGTTTATAGGCGGGTCATAGTTAGCATCTACAAATCTAGCCATAGTCCAGTTCTCCCGTTGGTTATTCATAGCCCTTACGGCGGATGGTCACATTGCAAAGCCCATCGCATTTTAGCAATCGAGCGGCTCCCAAGGATAGGTCAATAACCCGTCCGTTATGGTACGGACCACGATCAAAGACGGGGCAGTAAATCGCCAGCCCGTTATCCAGATTCGTAACCCTAACGATGGTATTCAGCCGCTCAACGCGCATGGCGCAGGATACCTGATAGGGGTCAAATGGTTGACCTCTGGCGTCTGTCTTGCCCTGCCAATAGACCGATGCAATGCCGTCTTGAGGGTTTGGACTTATCCTGCCGTACCATAAATCCAAAAACGTCACGGCGGCCAAGAATAGCAATTTCACTTCTGCTCCCCCACTTCTTTAAGGGAATTATATACATGACTCCCTTTTCCACAGCTAAGCCTCATTTTCTTTCCTCGCCTTGGCCGCGCGCCGCTTACGCTTCTTCGCGGGCTTCGATTTGGGCTTGGGGCGATAGGCGAGAACCACGTCAGTTATCGCGTCGAGGGCTTTGGGCGGCTTGGGACGTCTCATGGCTTTGCTGCCGCGTGCTTTTCCCACGCGCGATCAAGCAGGGCTTTGTCTTCTGGCGTTAAAGGCTCATCGCGTTCGGCCAAGTCCGAATCTTGTGCACGTATTTCGGACAACTCGGCCCGAAGCCGCTGATTGTCCTCACGCACGGCCTCCAAGAGATTGCGAAGCTGGATGGTATCCTCAGCACGGCGCGCGTAAATCAGTACCTGGTCAGCTAGGGCGCTGTTTGCCGATTCCAGCTTTTGAACCCTGGCGAGAGCTTTTTCGAGCGCATCGCGGGTGCCTTCCAGCATCTCAGCAAGGCTGTCATTGTTCGGGATAATCATAGGACACCTTTCATGATCGCAGGCAAATCCAAGCACCTGCGTGTTTGTCGCACCGCAGTCTGAGCAATAGCGTCTCATCATTGGATCAGTGCCTTGTAGGTCAGGCGCTTGCCCTTCGTGCCGCTCACAAAGCTTTCCAGCCGCTCCATGGTGTGACGCTTCACGTTGCCGTCATTCAGACGGAAGGCAAATTCGTCAACGTAGCGGCCAAGGTGCTTTTTGCTGGCGTGGTGATAGACGCCAATCAGGCCGCGCTTCATGACCGCGAACACGCTTTCAACGCCGTTGGTGGTCACGCTATCGCGGACGTATTCGCCTTCGCTGTGGTTGACAGTTTCGTGGTTGAAGAACAGCCCGCCAAGGCCACGGTAAACGCCAGCTTCATCGGTGTGCAGCGTGGAACCGGCGGCACTAGCTTCAGCGAAGGCGCGATCTTTCGGAAAGCAAAGCCAGATAGCATCGCCGGGCAGCGCATCCGACTTCAACTCAATTCCTCTCGTAGCCAGCATCGCTCTCGCCGCTGCTTCTACTCCTCGTTCGGAAAGGGTCATGGCTTGGACTCTTTAAGACCCAGAATCGCAGCGATCATCAGAAGTGCGAAGAGTTGCAACAGGCCCACGTTTTCTCTCGGCACAGAATCCATGCCTAGACAAACCATCAAGCACACAACAAGCGCTATCCACCCTAATGCGTTGCTCACAAATGCTGACATTTATCGCTTCTCATTTCCCAAGATTGAGTTGTCCCTCACGACCTTTTCCAGAGCGATGCAAATCATGTCGCGAAGCCACTCAGCTTCTTCCAAATTCTCACAACCGTTTTGCGAAACGCAAAACCTCTGATTGCCAACCTGCAAGAAAACATTTCTCGCTTCTGGCGATCCCTCCATTACAACGGGCTGGATAACGACGTATCGCTCCATGTGTGGAGCGCGGCGCGTAGTCCACTCAGACGCATCAGGGGAGTGGGTGACTTCTCCCCCTCTATTGAAATTGTCCGAAGCGCTCACGTGTTGCCCTCCGTATTTCCGAGATCGCTGCCAACTGAGCGTGCTGGCGCTTCGTGGGTAGCAGCCGGTATTTGAAAGAAAGATTCATCCCCTCACTCCCCTTCATTTAGTTGCAGTACCGGATGCGATGGTGCGGATTTCAGCGGCAATAGCTTTCATGCGCTGATCGACAGTCTCAAACATTCGGTTGTTAAAACCCTCTACAACCTTCGCACATTCCTCAATCGTCTCTGCTCTCACTCTCGCCATGTCCCCGACAGACATGGGAGGGGATGCGTAGACAGGGCGAATTTCAATTTCGCCAATTTTTAATTCGCGTTCGTGTAGACTTTTGAAGTCTGGAATCGGCGAATAGACTTGGTTCCAGAAACCCGCCTTAGAACGCCACTGCCACGCAACCGGCTCCGCGCTCATGGGGCGGCGTAGGCCATCAATGATGCTTTGCGTTTCGCCGTACAGAATGTCACCGAGCGCGGCGTGGGCCGGTTTGATGTCGGAGGGATTTTCCAGACTTGCCTTGCGGTGCCGTTTCAATGCCGCATCGAGCCTGTCCGCCAGCAGCTTCGTCTCTCCGGGGATGGTCATGGCTTTGCCAATCGCTGCTTGATGATTGATGCAGCCGCTAGTCCAAGCAGAAACGGCCAGATCAGCAAATTGAACGGCGTCCATTTGGACCAAGTGAACGGCGTGAAAAACAAAAGCCATAAGATGATGGCCGGAATCCCACATAGCCAAATCCAGAAAATTCCAATAGCTATTTCACCCACGTGAATCCTCCTTGGTGAGGGCGGAGAGAAGGGCGTCGGCGTAATGCACCGCTAGACTTGCTGCGGCTTTTGTTTCGTAACGATCACAGATTGTTGCCATCATCATCGCCGCGATATACTCGCGCTTGGTGAGGCCGTTCAAAGTGATTTGGCAGCCGTCCGATTCAAATATCGTCGGAAATGCCGGTTCGCTACCGATCCTCACCGCTTCATCTTCTCTAGTGCTGGTCATGGGAGTCCTTGAAAGGTTGGTGCAGTCAAGATGCGTGCATTGAGAGAGTCATCCCGTCGATGATTCGGAGGCTGAGTTTTCTTTCGGAACAATTCGACGCGCGCCAGACCATTTAGCGACGCCCTTTTGAACAAGGTAAGTCGCCGTTCCCCACGAAAGCTCGGTCGGGCAAATCATGACGCGCTTTTCCCGTAAAGCTCCGAGAGCGATCTTCCCGCGCAAATCCAGATCGGCTTCGCTCATTTGCCGTCATCCCAATTCGTCGATCTTATCGCGCAAGCCGCCGAAGATTTCTTTCCGGCGAGTTTCTTCCGCAGCCATAATTTCTTTAAGCATCCGGAGTTGTTCGTCGTTCAGTTGCAAAATCCACGCTTCATGATCTAAGCCAAGAATGTCGCGCGCGTCGTCAGTGGTGAAGTTTTCTTTTGCGGATGTTTTTGCCATCTCATTCTCCGATAGCGGTTGAAGTTGCGATGCTGATGCTCATGAGGTCTTGCTCCTCATCCAGCGAATAACGGTTTCCAGAGATTCGAGGGTCGAATTGCTTTTGACCCAATTACATTTCCAGCAGATCACGTTGACGTTGCCGGGAACGTAGCCCTTTGTGCTGTCGAACCGATCTAACGAAGCCGCCGTGTTTCGTTTTCTGCCACCAGCGGGTGAAAAATCATATTTGATGCCGCAGCATTGGCATTTTTCACCAACGATTATGTCGCTCGCAGTTATTGTAAAAGCCTGACCAGTTACTCTTGCTCGCCTTTGCGCGACCCGAAATAAATGGCCAGCCGGGTCTTTGGCCCGACGCGCAGCCCTTCTGTCGGCGTAGTCATCCTTTTTTCGGATGGCTCGCTCCTTGATTGCTTCACGACTACATACAACGCAGTTTGCGCTTCGCGTGTATCTCGGAGCGGTGTGTCCATTGGAGCATGGGATATTGTTCATATATGTCGTGTCACCGGCGACACGCGCAGCCGTTCTTATTGGATCGCCGTAGCTCATGCGATTATCGTAACGATAACGCGCCCCGCATTTTATCGAGCAACAAATCTGCGCCCGTCGCTTGTTCCGAAACGGCGTCTGGCAGACTGCGCATGTAATTTTGCTATTGAGCATTCTTCCCCATCACTTCTCATATGCTGATAAAGCGGTGCGGCATGCATCGGTGTATTTGCAAGGTTCACTATCCGTCGCGCCGCATAAGTCACACGGCCCCTTGAGCGGCAGCCAATGCCCTGATGAACATTTGCCGATACTGCTTCCGGCCATCGTCGTGTATGTGCGCTCCGTCATCTTCTCTTTCCCTCCGGTGTGGGGCATTAGGCGGTTCCTGATTTGGAGGCGGTGCGGTAAAATGGAGTAGGTTCATAACCAAGCGCCTTGAGGATTTTTGGACCAGCTTCGCGACGGCCAGCAAGAAAATCGCTTAGATACGCCTGTGAAACGCCAAATTCAGCGGCAATCATCTTCTGCGTTGTGTCGTAGGAAATTTTGGCTCGGACTTTGTTGGCAAGATCGCGGGACGATTTGTAAGCGCTCATTTCCCTTCCCCGCTCTTGGAGGTGACGGAGGCGAGGGCGGCTGAGGCGATTAAAGCGATATCGTCGATTGTCGCTCCCATAGGTAATTCCAATGACCCGCATCTGAGGTAAATTCTCTCCAACGCCTTCCTCATCTCGTCTACTTGGCGAGTTAGTTCTTCGATGGAGTTGACGGCGTGGCAAATAAACGCTGCGTTCGCGAGAGCGGTCTGTTTGTATTCTTCGTCATCAGCCCGCCAAGGCGTATCACCCAAATTGCAAATGCGTTGGCCTTGAGGGCCGACGATAGGAACGCCAAGACCCGCATTGAATTTAATTGGGCAACTCCACGGCCCCGCCGTTCTCTCTGCTATGGGATTGGGGGAGGGTGGATCAGAAAAGACGGCAGGAGGTGTTGCGCTACTGCAAGTCCGCGTCTCCGCATTAGCTTTCAACAAATCAATTATTTCGCCTTTGTTGTCGTAGAAAAGCTGCTTCAACTCCTGCTCGGCTTGTATGCCGGGAATTGTGCCGAACATTTCTAAATGACGGTCAAGAAGCTCTGCAGCCTTCAATGCCAAACTCATTCTCGATGCTTCGATGAGGTCCGTAGGCTCTTTGTGAGTGGAGTTTTCTTTCTGAACATCATCGGACGGCTGTACGGGAGGGGGATTGGTGCGGGTCCAGATGTGTTCGGTTGGCTTGGCCCATGTCATGTGATGGCCGACTATGTAAGTCGTCGCGTCCTCTTGTCGGCAGAAGCGCATGGCCTTATTCGGGTCAATCATCCACCCACTAATGCTATTCCACCATCGAGGCGGGTTGTTGTCGTATTGCGGCCATTCAATCAGCCACCCACCTTCGATAGCGGTTGAAGTTTCTGACGCTGATGTGGGGTCCGTGGTCATGGCTTCTCGCTTGTTGTGTTGGAGGCATAGAGCGTAAGACGGCTTTCAATTCCGGGTATCAATCCTTCGTTGAGCATCGCCGCTGCTTTGCGCGGGTCGCGGTCCATGCAAGCAATAAGAACCGCCGCGAAAGCATGTTCGGCGGTAACTAAAATTGATGCGCGGTCTGTGGACGGATCGCGGCCATCAAAGATTGCTTTGGCCGCCGCTATCGCGCGGGTAGTGTCCTTTTTGCTCTCGCTCAATTCCTCCACCCGCTTCGCAAGCTCACTCAGCCTGTTCGTCATGAACCTCTCCCGTTCATCATCACCATAATCTAGTATTACTATCTGTCAAGGGCGAAGTTGTGGCTAAACGTAATATCTTTCTGTTTATCCATATCCGCTTTCCGCTGAGTCCGGCCTCCTAAGGCCACAGCGTACTGGGACAGTTAGTAACGGTATAACCACAGTATCCGTATCGTGGATCAGCCGGTCCGGCCCTTCGATTGAAGGATTTATTGCCGTTGTCGTGCTGTGGCTTCTAACACCCCGCTAACCCGCAAGTGTTACGCTCGGAAACCCCGCCTTAGGGGAAAGTTAGCGCCGCTTCGTCCCTGCAAGTCAGGCAGGCTCAGGGCTATTTTTGGGGATTGGACTGGCTCAGTCGGAACTAAGTCCGGGCCGCAAGGCTTTATCAGGGGGTTGAAGTGGAGGTTGGTTCGCCTTATAACCACTTCTGTCGGGATGCCTTGCAAAGTCCATCCCTATTCCTGAAACCGTCGCGGATAGCCCCCGTGGCGGTTTCTTCTTTTGTAAGCCCGCTTGGTCTAGTGGTCAAGGCTAGTGCAATGTCTCCCCACAATGGCACTCATAGTCATCCAGCAGGACATGGCGCAGGAAGGACGCGGCGAGGGTTTCCGGCGTCCAGTTATCCTTGAATGCCGTGTTAATATCCCGGCATTGCATTTCCAGCATTTCGGCAACGTCAGGATCGAGCTCGAGCGTGATTGTTTTTGGCATCGTTGTAATCCTTTGGGTACAACGGAGCCGATACGCCGCTCCAAATCATTAAATCAGAATATACCCCATGATGGGTTTCGATTAAGGCTCCAGTGGCCTCCCAGCCGAGTTCTTCCCATTGTTTTAGGTCAGAATGGGTAACATATTTTAGCCACTTAATCACAGGTCAAATGTTTCCTGCTTTACGGGCTTGGGTTGTTCGATGAACATATCTGGGGCGTCCAACGCAGCCTGAATACGCTTGCAGGCTATGTCGAAATACTTTGGCTCTATCTCTATACCGATGAACTTGCGGCCTAGCTTGACGGCGGCAACGCCGGTTGAACCAACTCCCATAAACGGATCGAGAATTAAGCCTCCGCCGTTGGGGTCGCATAACTTGATCGCTCGTTGCTGCAACTCGCTAGGTTTCTCGCAAGAATGGATTGGCGTTTGAATCTTGGCTACCTCCCACAGATCTGAAACGGCGTTAGCGAGTTTAGGCGGTGAACCGTTGTGGCAGTACCAAGCGAACTCATGTTGCGGGCGCGTGTAGTATCCGATGCCCCACATGTTCTTTGCCCAAACGATACAACTCTTGACCGTCAAATGTTCGGCTAGTGTTTCCTTCGTCCAGACCTCACTCCAACCAGTCCAAAACAAATGCCCCGTATCGGGCTTGGCAAGTCGCGCTGTTTGCTCCGCAAGAAAGGCCCATAGTGCCTTCGCTTCGTCGCGCCCATCGCCCTGAATTGAATCAGTGAGTTCGCGCTGCGGCTTCAAACTAATCCCGTAAGGCGGATCAGTCACGACAGCGTCAACCTTGCCAAGCGTGGGCAATATCTCTCGGCAATCGCCAAGATAAAGCGTGACGCCTTCAGCTAGTGTTTCGATTTTAGCCATTGCGATTTATCCGCAGAATACCATGACCCTCTAACCACCGCAGAGCCTCGTCCAGCGAGAACGCCATACCCACCGTGGCCCCGGCATTTGCCAAATCTCTCATCGCTTGCCCTTGCTGTGGGCTTACGCGGCCCTTGGGTGCCTTTAACTCAAGACAGTAGCATTTACCGCCTTTCAAAATAAACAAATCAGGGACGCCCGCACGAACGCCTAGGGCATATATGATCGCTGCCTCGACTGGCTTGCGATACCCCCCATTGGCCGGATGAAACCAATATATATCGGTTGTCCCACGCGCCCGAAGATGGTCCACGACCGCTTTTTGAATATCCTGCTCTGGCCGGTTTATTTTCTTTTTCATTGACAACCTATACCCCATAGTAATACATTTGGTCAACACCAAACGGGAGATTGGCACAATGAAATGGCTAACTGATTTGCCACAGACGTTTTCGCTCTGGATGGCTGGCAGCGTGATTGGGTTCTGGATCGTTGCGGGCTTTTTTGGGTTGATCCTCTATCATCAGGGATGGTTTCGATGAACAAACAATCAGTTGTTCAGATGCAGACAGACGCGCAACCAACGCATTCAAACGCTCTGACCCCCGCAGAAATGTTGGATAAGGCAATTCAGGGCGGTGCTGCTATTGAGGTGGTCGAAAAGCTCATGGCGCTTCAGGAGCGGTGGGAAGCAAATCAAGCTCGGAAAGATTTTAACGCTGCGATTGCAAGAGCGAAGGCGGAAATGCCAGCGGTGATCCGTAATCGCGAAGGACACAACAAAAAGAAGTATGCCGATTTTGCCGCCATTGCGGCAACGGTTGATCCGATCCTCACCAAGAATGGTTTGTCCTATCGTTTCCGATCATCGGATGGCGAGAAGATCAACGTGACTTGTTTACTATTCCACGAATCGGGCCATGCGGAAGAAACGACGCTTTCCGGCCCTCCTGATGCCAGCGGCAATAAAAACGCGGTGCAGGCGATTGGTTCAACTCTTACCTATCTTCAGCGCTACTCGCTGATGCAGGCTCTCGGCTTGGCCGCAACAGACGATGACGATGCCAATAGCTCAGATAGTAGCGGTCCTATTAGCCCAGATCAATTAACCAAGATTGTTGATCTAGCCGACGAAGTGGGTGCCGACAAAGCTAAGTTCTGTAAGTACCTCAAGGTAGCGAGTCTTGCAGAAATCCCGGCATCCAAATTTCAAGCTGCGATTGATGCCCTTAATGAAAAGAAAAAATCATGATTGAGCAGGGTTCGGCGGAATGGATTGCTATGCGCCTTGGTAAGGTGACTGCATCCCGCGTTGCCGATGTAATAGCACGAACAAAAACAGGATGGGGCGCATCGCGCTCAAATTATGCGGCCCAACTCATAGTAGAACGTCTTACCGGCATTGTTGGCGAAACATACACAAACGCGGCTATGCAATGGGGAATTGAGAAAGAAGAAGAAGCTAGAGACGCATACGAATTTAGAACTGGCAATGATGTTGAGAAAATTGATTTTGTTCCTCATCCATCCATTGAAATGAGTGGCGCTAGTCCAGACGGTCTAATCCTTGATGAAGGATTGGTTGAGCTTAAGTGTCCCAATACAGCGACACACATTGAAACGCTTTTAAGCAAATCGGTTGCAGCCCGTTATCAAACCCAAATGCAATGGCAGATGGCCTGCACCAATCGGAAGTGGTGTGACTTTGTTTCCTATGATCCTCGACTTCCTGAATCCATGCGATTGTTTATTCATCGTGTCCCTCGATCGGATGCAGTTATTTCCGATTTGCAAAAAGAGGTAACAACCTTTTTGTCGGAAATAGATGATACAATCGAAAAACTGAAAGCATCCTATTGATGCAAAAACAAACGATCCAAATTCATTCGATCCACGACCGGCGCAGGGCAAGCGAATTGCTTGTTTCTGTGCCGGATGGAACGGTGGTGGAGTTCAAACCTGAAAAGCGGACGTTGGATCAAAACGCAAAACTCTGGGCCATGCTGGCCGAAATCTCCGAGCAGGTGAATTGGTACGGGCAGAAACTATCGCCTGAGGATTGGAAAAATGTATTCACCGCTGCATTGCGGCAATCAAGGGTGGTACCAGGAATTGACGGCCTGAGCCATGTACCGCTAGGGCTTTATACGTCGAATCTGTCCAAGGCCGAGTTTGGGGATTTGCTGGAGATTATCCACGCTTTCTGTGCCGAGCGGGGCGTAGTCCTGAAGGATGGCCAATGAGGACAAAGACGGCCATTAGGGCAAAGGGCATATGCAGAAAATGCTCAAAGCCATTCGGGTTTTATCAAGTCACGCGCGCTAAAATCTATTGCTGTCGTTGCCGAGCTAAGGAACGGCGGGAAAGCATCAAATTCTACAATTCTCCCGAATATAGGGCATCTAGGGCTAAAATAAATGCCGCTAGGGTGTTGACAGATAGTAATACTAATATAGATTAGGATCATCGCATCGGTTTAATCGGGGATAGGGAAATGACGGTTCAGAAAAGCATCGCCACAAAGCTGGCCACGGACCCTGAAGTTGCATCGGTACTGAGTGATCCTCGCGAACGAAATTTCGTGGACATTGTTTTTGACGGCCCCCCTTCTCATGAAGGCGCTCGTTTTATCGAAGTCGAAGACTCGCGCGGAAATTCCATTTGCTTTGCACAGTGGGTCCAGCGCGAAGACGGATATTGGGCGCTTCGCCTAACACCAGACAAATATGACCTGCCGCATTATCACGCGGCGGGAACGATGGCCGGTTTGCACATCGATACCTGCGCTCACTGTGCGCAAGACCTTCGATCAGACATTCATCGTTCGTCGCACGTCCGCCCCTCCAATTCAGAGGGCGCATAAATGACGACAGCAGAACAATCGCTGATTGATGCGACGGATATTATTGAGCGCATCGCCGAACGCCTCTGGCGTGCTGAAGCCCTACGCGCGACTGGCCGTGACCGTCTTGTTCCTTGGGCTGAGGTAAACGCAAAGGATCAGGCGTCCTATCGGTTCGTGGCGACTGAAATCATTCAGGAACTTCTGTCATGACCCAGCACACAGTAGAGCGGACGGCGAAGGTTTATCTTCGCGGGACTGTTCACTATCTTTCACCAGCCGACGCCGCTGCAAAATATCCCGCAGGTGCATTGTGCGAACATCGGCTAGAATCTGACGGCACGATCAGCGTTTATCAGTTGTCGTCTGCGCCAATTCAACGCGGCCAACCACAATGGGTTCGTCGCGCCGCCCCCTCCAATTCAGAGGGCGCATAAATGACAATCAAGTTTCAAGTTTTCAAACTCTTTACATCAGAGGTTGCTTTCACCGCTGAGATTGATTGCGCGGAAGATACTCCGACTTCGATCAAACTTGGCTTGGCAGTGAAGTGGGCCATCAAGAGCGGAGCGGACCTCAGCGGAGCGTACCTCAGCAGAGCGAACCTCAGCGGAGCGTACCTCAGCAGAGCGAACCTCAGCGGAGCGTACCTCAGCGGAGCGTACCTCAGCAGAGCGAACCTCAGCGGAGCGAACCTCAGCGGAGCGTACCTCAGCGGAGCGAACCTCAGCGGAGCGGACCTCAGCGGAGCGTACCTCAGCGGAGCGGACCTCAGCGGAGCGTACCTCAGCAGAGCGAACCTCAGCGGAGCGTACCTCAGCAGAGCGAACCTCAGCGGAGCGTACCTCAGCAGAGCGAACCTCAGCGGAGCGGACCTCAGCGGAGCGGACCTCAGCAGAGCGAACCTCAGCGATCAGTGGATCATTCAAGGAGGCGTCCGCTCGGATGGCTACGCATTTTTCCTGCAAAAACTGACCGGCGACAAAGAGCCGATGATTAAAGCCGGTTGCCGTCATTTCACGATTGCACAAGCCGAAACGCATTGGCGCAAGACTCGCGGCGGCACAAAGCTGTTCGATGAAACAGAAACGATCGTGCGGGCGATGATCGAGATTGCGCGGACTCGCGGGCTGTTGGAGGACGCATGAAAACCGAACAATACATCTATGGAGAGAAAGTTCGCACATCGAACATCTATCCGCCAATCCCGCTGCGTCAGTTCGATTGGCAAGCCGTCTTTGACAACGATGAGCCGAACGACAGCGGCTACATGATGATCGGTTACGGCGCGACCGAAGCCGAAGCCATCGAAGACCTCCGACTTGAATTTGAAGCATCCGAACGGATCGCAGCCGAAGATGCACGAGAAATGGCGGCGGCTTGTAGATTTGGAGAGGGCGCATGAAAACCGAACAATACATCTGCCCTAAATGCGGTCCTGAAGACTACGCCAAGAATTATTGGCGTAAGTTTGAATCGGACATTGAGCATCAAGAACGTGTCGAACGTGCGGAAGAAGAAGCGACATGGTCTTACCGCCGCGCCGTCGCTCCGCAGATGAAAGAACGCGATGACGCCCTTGCATTTCTTTGGGGCGATCAGACAGCCGTAGCCAATCATCGCCGTGATGTAATCCGCGCAAAGTTCAAAGCCGATACGCAAGAAGCACATGATCTATTCATTGTCACTTGCAACGAGCTTATGCGGGACGGAGAAGTGTCAGAACAAACCTCTCTCGCTTGGGATGCTCTGATTGAAGCGCAACAGATTTCAAAGTCGGAGGCGGCGTGAAATG